CTGACGAACGCCGGGTATGGTCAGCAAGCGGCGCTGGCAAATCAGGGCGCCCAGATGCAGGCGCAACAGGCCAACCAGTCGGCGGGTCTACAGGGCAACTCGCAACAGCTTCAGGCGGCTGGCCTTCTGGGCAATCTGGGCTCGCAACAGCAGCAGATGGGCCTGCTCGATGCGAACACGCTTAACAGCTACGGCACGCAACAGCAGGAAACCCAACAGCAGGCGCTTGATCGGATGTATCAACAATATCTGTTGCAACAGGGCTACGGCCAACAGCAGTTCCAGAACAACCTGGGCCTTCTCGGCGGGATCGGGAACCTCTACGCCGGGGCGTCCACGACGGGAACGCAGACCAGCACGCCAAGCGTAGGAAGCATGATCGGGACGGCGGCTCAGGTCGCCTCTATGTTCTCCGACGTTCGCCTGAAAACGGATATCGAGCCGGTCGGCGTGGTGGGTGGACGCAACTGGTATCGCTACCGCTACATCTGGGATGATCCGGGCGTCGAGCGTCTCGGCGTCATGGCGCAGGAGGTCCAGAAGACGGACCCTGACGCGGTGTCGGTGGATGCCAGCGGGTTCCTCAAGGTCGATTACGGGAGGCTTAACTAATGTTCGACGGGTTCGGACGGTTTATGCAGCGGATTCCGGGCATGGGCGGGATGCCTCAGGCTCCCCAGCAACCTGAGCCGGGTGTGATGGGCTTCCCCGCCATGCCGGGTCCGCAGATGGGCGGAATGGCCCCTCCCCGTCGCGGTGGAGGCTGGCGGCAAAACCTCGATATCATCGGTTCGGGTCTTCGGGAAATGTCGGGCGAAACCGGCCAATTGGCCGGCGCTCAAAAGCGGATCGCGGGCGCCGGGCAATCGGAACGGGAAGCGCAGTTCCGGGCCAACCTCCCGGCTGACCAACAGGCCGTGTTCGACGTAAGCCCCGAACTGTGGGCGCAATACTTCGGCAAGCCGAAGGAAGCGGCGCGGCCCCAGCGGTTCACGACACCGACCGGCATTGTTGAGTTCGGGGAGGGTGACGAGCCGACTATGGCTTACCCCTTCCCTGAAAAGCCCGTGGCCGCTGCGCCCGCTCCAGCCGGGTATCGGTGGGGGGCGGACGGGGTGACATTGGAATACATCCCCGGCGGTCCTGCGGACCCTCGCACGGTCGGCGTTCGCGCATCGGCGGGCCGCGCGCCTCCTCGCAAACCTTCGGGCGGGGGGCGTGGCGGCGCTGCGCCCGCTGACTCGGGTTCGGGGCCGTGGACAAAATATCGGGCCGGAGGTCGATAAATGGGCGCGCCAGCAGTCGGAACCGTAGAAAACGGATATCGCTTTAACGGCGGTGATCCGGGTAATCAGGCGTCATGGTCGCCGGTTACGGACGCGGGCGGGTTGGAGATTTTGGGCGACGGATATAAGCGCAGTCCGTTGGGGACGGTGTTTCGTCAAGGCCCGCAGGGCGGCCTAACGCGAGTTCGCGGGCCAAACGACACGCAATCCGGCGAGGCCGTTAAATCGGCTGCGGGCGCTAACGCGGCGCTTCAAAGCATTGACCGCATTGATTCTCAATTCGCCAAGGTGAAAACGGCGGGGCCGCTTGGCCAGGTGCTAGACCCGGTTGATTTGGCTGTGTTGCAGCAATCTACCACTGACTTGATGATGCGAATGAAGGGGGTTCCCTACGAGTTGGGCGTTATCACTGGCCCCGATATGGCGCTAATGAACCAGATTATCAAAGACCCTGGCAGCGTTGATGCCATGGTTTTTCGGCAAAAAGTTAAGCCGCTTCTGTCCAACCTTTCTACAATCATGGGCGAGCAATACCGCCGTGATCGGGGTTCGTTTGAATCTCTAGGCGGCACGGGCGACGGACTGCCGCCGCTCTATCGTTCGCCGCGCTCCAAATACACGCCGGAAGAGTTTGGGCGGCAAGGTATTGTCCCGCCCGCCGCTATGGCAAGGCCCGGCAAGCCCCCAGCGGTTCCACGTATTGCGCCGGTTCCTGCTATGCGGAAACAGCAGGCCCTTAAAGCAGACGGCAAACTGGACTTGGGCAAGCCACGGGGCTCGCAAAACAATCCTTATATTGCAAGAGATCAAGCGACGGCTAATCGTCTTCCAAAAGGAAGCTATGTAATTATGCCGGATGGCTCATTGGGGATCGTTGAATAATGGGCGTTCGCATTATCGACCCCGCGCCAGAATCGTCTAATCCGACTTATGGTCGCGTGCGGATTATTGAACCGGCCATGCCAACAAAAAGTGTCCCACCTCTTCGCGGATCGGGGACGCCAACCAGTCCGTTTGACCTGTCGGCGGGTCAATCTCGTTCGTCAATTCCGCGCGGAACGTTTTATCGAGACGTTAGCGGAAACCTGCGCCGAAACGACAACGGGGACGCCGGGAACCCGATTATTCAGCCCCCGCGTAAATCTTCGGGCGTTGGCGATGTCGTAAAATCAGCCGCGATTGGTGCGGTTCAGGGCGCTGACCCGTTCCTGGGGGCTTCGGGCGATTTGCGCGCCGGGCTCGACAGCATGGACGGCGCGGGCGCTATAGCGGGATGGCGCAAAGGGCTTGAGGGCCTAGGCGCGGGCGCTCGCCGCAACGCGTCGGCGTTGCGCGGGTCAAATAGTCCCATTCTTTCCAACATTGGCGATGCAACGCTTGCGGCGATGGATTTGGTTGACGCGGCTAATCCTCTGATGCTGGGCGGTCGCGCATCACTGACAGGACGAGGCGTTGCCGCCGCTCGGCAGCAGATTGCGGGGCCGGATTATGCCCCACAAACCAAAACAGGCGAATACGCGCGGGCGGTTGGGCGCATGGTTCCAAACGCCGCGCTTGGCGGTGGGGGGCTTGTCTCGCGTGCGGCGCAAGTTATTGCCCCTGGTGTTGGTGGTCAGGCGCTACGCGATGCCGCCGCCGGTATGGGCGCGGGCGAGCGTGGGCAGGCTGCGGCGGAAATTGTAGGGCAAATTGCGGGCGGTGTGGCGTCGGGTGTTCGATATAGCGCCCCGCCGCCGCGTATCCGCCCGCCGGGTCAACCGGCAATCGACAAGTTTGCGAAGATTGCAAACGCGGACCCAGCAGCCGCCAGAGCGGCAGCAGAGCGATATCGCGCCGCTGGAATTGACCCGACGCTGGTTGATGTGACTGACGATGCAGGGCGTGGCATTATCCGGGACGCGGCGTCCCGCATGACGCCAGCCCGTCAGGCCGTAACCGATTTTAACGATGCTCGGGTGGTTTCCCTTCCGGGTCGGATTGGTGGTCAAGCTCGCCGGATCATTTCGCCAGACCCGCGCAACCCGCTTGAGATTCAAACCGCCCTAACGGACCAAAGAACGGCTGCGGGCAATTTGGCCTTCAGCGCGGTTAGACAGGAGCGGTTTACGCCCGACCCGCAAACGGTCATGGCGTTGCGCTCGCCGGATGGTCGGGCGGCCATTGAAGCAGCCGCACGCATGTCGCTTAACTCGCTTGATCCGGTCGAGCGGGAAATTGGCGCAGAGCTTGGGCGCCTCGCAACCAATATGCTTGATGATCCATCAACGCAGATTACGGTCGGGATGGCTCAACAGATTAGCAAATCTCTGCTGGATGCTGGCGACGTTGCAGCCCGTGGCGGGAGCAACCGCGCGGGCGGCCTTCTCACGGCGCTGGGCGAAGCCGTAAGGGGCGATGCAAGAACCAAGGTTAGGGCTTATGACGCGGCGTTGCGAGAGTTTGAATCCAACAGCCGATTGATTGACGCAGCAGACGTTGGCGGCGATTTCCTCGCGCGCAACACCGATCAATTTTCCGCTTCGGTCGGTCAAATGACGGATGAGGAAGTGGCGCTAGCGCGGGCGACGGCTCGCCGGGCGGTGGAAGCAAAGGCGGGGGAAAGCATCGGCGGCGCTCCGGGCTTTGCGCGCACAATGGCTATCGCTCCAGAACAGCAGATGCGTAACGCGGCCTTGTTGGGCGAGCAAGACGCCGGGGCGCTGCAAAGCGCGCTTAGTCTGGAATCAATGGCTGTTCGTAACGCCAACGACATTGCGCCGCGCATTGGATCAAAGTCCGTCCCGATGCTTGCTGATCGCCAAGCGATAAGCGGAATTGAAAACGGCGCCGGTGTGGCTTTTGATCTGGCAACGAACAACGCTCCAGGCCTAGTGGGGCGGGCGTGGCAATGGTTCAAATCGCGCGGAATTGACGACAAAGAGGCAGAAAGCCTTGCAAGGGCCGCTATAGACCCGGCGCAACTTGACGGGCTTCTGTCTTATCTAGAGCGGCGTTATGGGCCACAAGCGGCACAAGAGTTTCTGACGTTCAATCGTCAGGCGGCCTTGGCTCCGGCCTTGCTTGCTACGGGTGCAGCAGCACCTTCAAGAGCGCCGGAAGACCAAGGGCGAGCGCCCCGATAGCGGGCCAAGGCGACCACGAAAAGCGCCGCCAAAACGGCACGGGGCCGGGATCGGCTTCCGGCCCTTCAATCACTTCAAAGTCGGCGTCGATGATTTTTTTGTCGCGCATCCTGCGACCATATCACCAAACACCCCTAACAGCGAGCGTGCCTTCTAATGCCTGTTTCCGGTGAGCTTATTACTGTGGCCATCGCAGCCCTTGGCGGGGTCGTGTGGCTGGTCCGACTAGAGGGCAGGGTCAATGCCCTTACCACCCTGTCAGAGACGCAGGCGACGGCCCTACGGGCCGCTATCGAGGGGCAGAGCGCGACCACCATCGAGGTCGTGAGGCTGCAGGAGCAGATCAAGCACCTGACGGACCTGATTGAACGGTATTTCGTCCCGGCCAATCCCAGCCGCCGCACCCGCTCGCAGGGTGACGCGTAGTGGCCGGCCCGGCGTCGTTGAGGCAATGGGCTACAGACCGACAATGGGAATATCTGGAAGCCGTTGAAAAGCACGGCTCTCTTCGTGCGGCGGCTGCGGCGCTCGGCGTCCACCATAGCTGCATTAGCCGGTCTATCCGGGGGGTAAAGGCCAAGGCGGCGATGGCCGGGCATAGTCCAGAACACGACATGACGCACACGGTTCCTGACGGGTTCAGGGTGCGGGGCGTCTCGACCTATTACGACCAGGAGGGCAAGCCGCGCGGGCAATGGGTCAAGTCCGCCGCTGACGATGATCGCCGCACGGAAATCCTGCGGGAGTTCGTCGAAGAGCTTTGCCGGGAGGCTAGAGGCCGGGCGCCGCTCACTGTCGCCCCGGTCCACCTTCGGACTGACCTGCTGGTGATCTACAAGTTCGGAGATCCACATTTCGGCATGGCGTCCGGGCCTGAAGCCGGGGGCGATGAGTTTGACACTGACGAGGCGGACAGGATCACGCGGGCGGGGATTGACCGCCTGGTCACGGTCACGCCGAACGCTCAGACCTGCATCGTGGAAATCATCGGCGATGCAATGCACGCGAACGATAGTTCCGCGCTCACGCCGGGCCACAAAAACCCGCTCGACGTAGACAAGCGCGGCTTTCACCACGCGCTGTTAGTGGCGGCTCGGGCGTGGCGCTACGTCATCGAACGGGCGCTGGAGAAGCACGGCGAGGTCATCGTGTGGATGCTCGCCGGGAACCACGACCCGGATTCCGCCTTCGCGCTGGCGCTGGCCCTTTCGTTCTATTTCGAGAGTGACCCGCGCGTGAAGATCGACCTGGGGCCTAGCGTGTTTCGCTATCACCGGTTCGGGAAATGCCTGTTTGGCGCTCACCACGGCGACCGGGTGAAGATGGACGCGCTCCCCCTGCTGATGGCTGTCGATTGCTCAGAGCATTGGGGGCAAACGGTGTTCCGCTACATAGACACCGGCCACATTCACCACGACGTTGTAAAAGAGGTCGGCGGGGTTCGGGTGGAAAGCCTGCGGACCCTCGCCCCCAAAGACCCATACCATTCCTTCAAGGGCTACCGCTCCCTTCGGGACACGCGGGCCGCTGCCTACCATTCTCAATTTGGCGAAGTCGAACGCTACACGGTTTCCGCCGCGATGCTGGAGCCTGAACATGCCGTGGCTTGAACCCGCGACACCCGAAGAGATGGCCGTTCCCGGCTGGGCTGAACGCCGTCACGCTGAGTGGTATCGCCGCCGCAAGGAATGGATTGCCCGCATGAACGCCGCCGGGTTTGCGGTGAAACTTCCCCGGCTGGGCAAGCGGTCACATCCCGCGCCTGCCGTGGTGGACGTTGAGCCTGACCCCGGATGATGCCGCTTCTGTTTCTCGCTGAAGGCGTAGTCGTCGGGGTGATGGTCGGATGGATGTGCTGGCGTTTGCCTCGGGTGTTGCGGTCGGCCTCCCGCTCGGTGCGGCGGGCCTCGCGGCGGCTGCATTTGTGGCGGGTCGGCTTCTTATGAAAAGGGCGCTGGGATGATTGCGCGTATCTGGACTGCAATGCTCCTCGCCGGGTCGCTCCGGTTCTGGGCTCAGACGGGCGCGGGCATGGCCCTGACGCTGGTGTTCATGGCTTACGGGGCCGTGATCTGGCGCGGGCCGTGGCCTGCCTCTGCGGCGCCGTTGCAGCTTGAACTGCTGGGACAGGGCCAACTCGCGGCGGCTCTCATGGTCCTGGTGGCGCTTGTCTGCATCACCGGCATGAAGCTGGGGATCAGCGGCGGCAAGGACGGGTTCAAGGCCGACGTCGAGCGGGACGACGAAGACCCGAAGGCGACCGTCACGACAACGACAACGACAGAGGTAAAGCCATGACCTTCGCCCTCGGCGCTCGCAGCCTGACCCGCCTGACCGGCGTGCATCCCGATCTGGTCAAGGTGGTGCAGCTCGCAATCCAAAAGTCAGACCTCGACTTTGCCGTTCTGGAGGGCGTCCGCACCATCGACCGGCAACGCCAACTGTTCGCGCAGAAGGCCACGAAGACGATGAACAGCCGCCACCTGACGGGCCACGCGGTTGACTTGGCGCCGGTCATCAACGGCGCCGTGTCATGGGATTGGCCGCTGTATAACCGGCTCGCCAAAACGGTGAAGGCGTCGGCTGCGGAACTCGGCGTTCCGCTCACCTGGGGCGGCGATTGGCGCACGTTCAAAGATGGTCCGCACTGGGAACTGCCGTGGGCACAGTATCCCAAATGATGACGCAGGCCCGCATGATCCTCGCCGGGCTAGTCGTCGCGGCCATCCTCGCGGGTGGCGCTTACGTCTGGTGGACGCGCAAGGCTCTCGCCAATGCCAACGCCCGCGTGGTCGCCGCCGAACAGCAAGCCTCCCTCAATCAACAGACCGGCGAGATTGCAGAACGCGTGATCCGCAGCGAAGTCACAATCCGCACCCAGGCTGAAAGGTCAGTCGATGTTGTCCAGACCGCACCCGGCGCCGCTGCGCCTCTCGACCCTGCTTTTGCCGATAGCCTTCGCGGTGAGCTTGAGCGGATGCGCGAGCAATCCCCAGCCGGTGACGATCAACATTCCCCCGACGTTTCGGGAGCCGTGCGCTAGGGCCGATTTAACGGCGCTGGAGACGGTTGGAGACTTGGGCGGGCTCATCGTTCGCCAAGAGGCGGCTCTTAGCATTTGCGATGGACGCCGCGCGGCGGCAGTGGCGATTATTGACGCCCACACGCAGGTGGTGACTCCCAAGCCGTGGTATGAGTTCTGGAAGCGATAGGGCGGGCCAATAACTTACAAAGTATGGCCCCACGCCTGACGGTGGACGACCCTGCCTATCGTCCCCGGATCGACCCCGAACCGTCGTCCGAGTGCGTATGTCCCGTGGGTTCTGCTGCGGGGAACGTAAGTTGCCCGGATCGTCCTCACGTCGGCCTCGGTAAGCTTGGCGTTGCCGTGGTCTTCGCCATTACTGGGCACGACCCTGCGCCGCCCGCGATCTGCCATGTCGCGCACATTGTCAGCCTGTGTGCCAAGCAAAAGGTGATCCGGGTTCACACAGGCCGGGGTGTCGCACTTGTGGCGGCAGACGAAGCCTTCAGCAGAGCCGCGCCCGTTTTTGGCCTCGTATGCCTCGCGATGTGCGTAACGAGCACGTCCGCGCGCCCGGACCGAGCCGTATCCGTGGCTGTTCTTTCCCGCCACCCACAGCCAGCAATCATCTGGACCGGCGAAAGCAATCTTGGCGCCGTGCTTCTCAAAAAAGTTCTGGTCGGATAACGTGGTCTTAGCCATCGGGGCCTCCTTGGGGCTCTGGCGGTTAGGGGTGGTCGTGCGGTAGGACGCATCGCCACCCCGGCATTTTGCCGAAAATCTCCTAGCTTTTCAAGACGCCCGGCGCGCTGGCGTGGTCGCGCTGGTGGATGCTCATGCCGCGACGGTCAAGCCGCGCAAGTGGTGGCAATTCGGGCGCTAGAGGTTTGACACTCCCCGCGCAACGCCAAGCGGGGCTTGGGGTCGTCAAACGGGGTTTGACACTCCCCGCGCAACGCCAAGCGGGGCTTGGGGTCGTCAAACGGGGTTTGACACCGCATCGCGTTGATTTCCCTCGATTCAGACAGTCCCTCCGGGCCTACCACCCTCCCCCGCAACCCCTTATGGCGTTGGGCTTAGGAATGGTTTGACACAGCAGGTTTGACACCGGCCCGTCCCGTTTCGTTCGCCTCCAGTTTATCGGCGGCGGAATCAGCGAGCAAAACCTGATCGGCATCGCTCGTATATCGGGCAACTTCGGATAGCGTCCGATGCCCCAGCACGGCGGCAATTTCCTTCGCCGTGCATCCCGCCTCGGCCATGCGCCGACCGGCGGCTTTGCGTAGGCCATGCGCGGTCTTATCGACCCCGGCCTCTAGCGCCTTTTCCCTGAACCAATTCCCGAACCCGGCGGCGGTGAACGCGGCGCCCTGGTGCGTCGTCAGATACGTCATCCCCGAATGCGCTTCGATCTCTGTCAGCAACGCCGGGTGCAGCCTGATTTTTAGCCGTGCGTCGGTCTTAAGCTGGCGAACGCTAATGCGCCCCGCTGAGACGTGCTGGCGCCCCATCCCGACCACATCGCTGCGGCGTTGGCCGGTGTATAGCAACAGGGCCAGCGCAAGCCTCTCGCGCGTCCCTGTGGGCCATCGGTCTTGATAGGCCGCTATGTCGTCCTCGGTCCACGGCTTGAAGCCTCCCGACCGTTTGCGCCGGAACTCCGTTGCGTCAACAGGGTTGTCTGACCGCCAACCCAGCCTGACGGCGAGACGGAACACCTTGCGAAGCCGCTTGCGAAGATTGACGGTCGCGCCGGGCGTAGCGGCCATTGAAAGGAATATGGCTTCCAGGTGCTTCGGCTCGATACTGGCGGCGCCCTTGTCCCCGTGCTTTTCGCGGAAGCGGTCTAGCATGTTGCGATAGCCGCGCTTCGTGCTTTCCCGCAAATCCAGATAATCAACTGACTGATAGTATTTGGACACCAGGGCGTGAATTGATCGGGGCTGAACGGCCTTCTGAGCGACGGGCGGGCGGGTTCTGGCCTCGGCCTCCCGATAGGCTTCCATGAACTCGGCAGACCCGGCCTGACCCGGTAGAGCGGTCGTTGTGTGACCTCGACGGCGGTAGTAGTGGCGAAGCGTCCCGTGACGATCCCGGAAGACCTGAACGTAAGGAAGGTCAATCTTCGCCACGGCTTTCATATGGCGAGAACCTCATCCCATTCGTTCACGCCGCTCCGGCGGATAGGGGCAATCTCAACGGGCTCGCCAAGCAATAGGCGGAAGCCGCCTTCCTTCGGGAAGTCCACAGCCACGACACACTTACCCCCGCTTTCCACAACCTTGATGGCCTTGGAAACGTCGCCCTGCTTGAATGTCGCCGCCCTGGTCATGTTCCCTCGGGAGCGGGAGGGAGGGGCATCCAGTGTGTGGGCTGCGGGTCATACGAGCGCCAGTCTTCCTCGCCAAAGCGTGCCGTCCATGCCCCGTCGAAGCGCGATCGGAGCGGCCACATGACCGCACCGCGCTCTAACTTCCCCGCCAAAACTTCCGCCCCATCCATTGGGGCCGTCTCGATGGGTTGCCACCCGGTCAAATGGGCTCCGCTGTCGGTGTGGCCGTTTGGGGCCATGACGGGCCGGGGTTGATCTGAACCAGTCACTTCGTCTCTCCTCGGTAGAGTGCGGCGATGGCGTCGGCGATGTCCAGGTAACGCTGCTTGAAACTTTCCACCTTGCGATCCCACGGCTGCGATCCGGCCCATTCCGCGTCACAGATTGCCCTCGCCACATCCTCTCTGCTTACAGGAGGGCCAGCGAGGAGGAGGCGGAGGTCGCCCGCCGTAATGGTGGCGATTGTTGACCGTATGCACACGGTTTCATTGTCCGTGCCGGGCGCGTTAATCCACGCCTCCAACCGCTCTCGCGCTTCTTGGTATTCGGGGAGGGTGGTCATCACTCCCCCTCCGTCTTGAGAGCGGCGTCTAGTTTTTCGCGGGCCTCGCGCCCTTGGGCTACCCACGCATAATAGTCGGGACCGGTCGGAATTGGCGCAGACACAGCGTCTCGAAACTGAGCAGCCGCCTCCCGCATCTTCCCTGCATCACGAAGGGCGGAGAGGATGGTGGGGATGTTGACGATCAGCGCGTTGCGAAGCGAAGCGTTTGCCTTAGCGCGGTCATCCCACGAGCCTTTGTCGGCGTCTTTCGCCAGCCCTTCCAACTCATCCGCCAGCTTGTTCAGGTCGGTCATTGTCTCTCCAGTTCAGAAAACAGGTCAGGTTGCCCGGCTGCATCAAGGGCTGCGGCCTCGGACCACTGGTCGGCCATTGCGGCGGCGATTCCGTCGAACGTGCGCGACCGGAACGCCCAGCGGTTCGGCCCCGGTGGTGCGCGGTGGATCGCGGACCAGGCCTTGTGTTCGTCCGTGCCGGGCTTCGGCGGGGTCAAGCGATTGGTCGGGACCAGCGGGGGCAGGCCGCGCAGGTAGAGGCTCGTCGCCTTGAAGGCCGGATCGCCGAACCACCACGGCTGCACCGTCTGGGCCTGCCGCTGATAGTTCTCGATCCTGTCGCGGGCGTGCTTGTGCATCACCGGGTTCTCGACTGCGACCCGCTCAATAGGCGCGTTCCAGCAGGCCGAGAACAGCGCGGCGCCTTCGTCAAGATCAGCCCACATCTCGTCGCGGGTTCGTCCTGGTGGCGGTGTCGAAAGCCACCGGACGCCGCTGTTGCAGAGCCGGGTGCACGGCGGGTGCAGGACGGCGAGCATGTCCCAGCCGTCGTTCAGGTGGTCCCGAATGTCGCCCCGGATGTGGCGGTTGCTACCGTCCTCGGCAGGCAACAGGTCGCAGGACCAGACGTCATGCCCGCGCGCCGCGAATGCCCTACGAACAACGCCGCTGGTCTCGCAGCCGATCAAGATGCGCTTCGCTGCGAACCGGTAGCTAGAGGCTGTGAGAGGGCGGGGGGTCATGCGGCGTCCCCATCACATACCGGGCCGTTCGGGAATGTGTCGGGACAGGCCGCAATCGCTGCATGACCGGCCTCCGTAACCTGCCACGCCATCATCGGCCCGCTCGACCTAAACGGCATCGCTTCGCCGGGCTTGCAGACGGGGACCGCCTCAATCCAACCAGCGCCGCGCAAGCTTTCCATTGTTGGCCCGGTGGCGGCAATCATACGTCCCCTACGCCCTCCGGCGTAGATCAACTCCCGCGCCAAGAACGGGCGGCGGCGCAGGGCGACAGAGGCTTTGAGCGCCTTCAGTGCGGCCCAGCGCGTAAGGGTTAGGTTGGGTTTCACGCTGCTTCCTCCCGTTCCAGGGTCACGCCATGCTCTGCGGCGAAGGCCTCAATGAGCGTCATCAGGTCGCCAGCCTCGGCAACCGACATTCCAGATGTGTGCATTCCAAGCAGAACGAACCCGCCGTTAAGGCCGGGGACCACATCCAGGCCGTGATTGGCAGAGCGTAGGGCGGCGGTGAATATGTCCTTCCACGCCTCGACGCTGCGCTTTGAACCCGCCCATTCGACCTGTTGCGCCACGTCGGTAATCATGGCGTGCAGCCGGGCGTTCTGGGGTAGCGAGCGTCTGGGCTTTTCGATCTTCACCACTGACCCAGCGGGAGCGGCGTTGACTAGGCGGCAAGCCTGTTCGCGTCGGACCATGCCCGACAGGATGACGGTGGGTCCGCTCATTAGCGCACGCGCACCGTCAACACCGTCCCGCCGTTGTTCAGCGTAGCGCCGGGGACTTCCTCGCCAGCCTCTAGGGCGGCTTTGACGGCGGGTCGGTCGGCCTCGCATTTCCAGCGGCGCAATTCCTCGGGGAGCCCCTCCGCGTTAAAGTCGGCGCCGTAGACGACAGACGGACCAGCCGGGCGAAGCGATAGGGTCGCCTCCGGGCGTTCAAGCTTGGAAAGGCCCACGGTATCGAGGAACGTCGCCAGTGCAGCGCGGGCGGTATCAACGCCAGCCTCGAACCGCTTGCGGCGCTCTGCCATATCGGACGCGGCTTCCTTCAGCGCGGCGATGTAGGCGTTGCGTTCGGCCATCCAGCGCAACAGGCGGGAGACGCCAGCCATTGCGTCCCCTTCGCCCTCGATCATGTCCGCGATCAGGTCATCCTCTGCCGTGGCGTCGGCTGTTCGGATGGCGTCGGCAAGGGCCTTGGCGGCGGCGGTGGCGCGTTCCAGGCTGTAGGATGGGGCGCTCATTCTGCGGCTACCGCAAAGGCTTCCGGCGCGGTCAGAAGCAGTTTCAACAGCGTCTCAAGTTCGGCGAGACGTTCGGGCGACTTCTGGTCAAGCTCCGCGCAAAGCGATGCGCCTTGGTCAAACACCTTCTGCACCGCCTCCGGTTGACCGGCCTTCGCACGCATGGCGGATTCCAGCCGGTTAGCGCGCTCGGCCAATGTTGGCGCGGCGGGAGGCTGAACCGGACGGGCTGGGGCGGCGTCACGCGGGCCACTAGCTGCGGCGCCGTCCGTTCCCCTGCCTACCGCCGTCTCCCCGTCATCATCAACCGCCGGGATGCCAAGAATAGCCATGAGGGCGCCGCGCCGGGCATAGGTCAGCGTGGCGAGCGTGGCTTGCGGGTCCGACTTGGCGAGCGGCATGTGGAACTCGCCCTCGATCCATTCACCGGACTTGTGGATGATCCGGGTGAAGAGTTGCAGACGGCCCTCCACGATCAAGCCGGGCGATTGCATCACGGCCAAATCCTGAGCCGCGAGGATTTCCCGGCTGGCCTCCACGACCGACGCGAGGTCGGCATAGGTGTTCTTAAAGTGCGGGTTCTTGGCGTTCTTGGCCGCGCCTTCCAGCTTGCCAAGGGCAGCGGTCAGGGCGGGCGCCAGGGCCTTGATAGATTCAGACGTTCGCATGGGAAGCCTCGATAAGGGCGCGGGAATGGATGAGGTGGGAGAAGGTTTCGCCGTTGATGACGCGGGCGACAGACGACGGCGCGACGCCGTAGGACCGGGCGATCTCGCTCTTGGAAAACAGACCCATTTTCGAGAGGGTCAGGATTTCCATTGCTTGATCGTTCGACAATTTGGCGCGCCCATTCCGGGCGCCGTGCTTACGGTCAGCGCGGCCCTTGGCCCGCATATCCGCCATGTTCTCGGCTTGGGTGGCGGTGAACAGGTGGGCAGGGTTCACGCAAGCGGGCGTGTCGCACTTGTGGCAAACGCTGTGACCAGCGGGGATTTCGCCATGGTGCAGCATCCACGACACCCGGTGAGCCAGAAGGGTCTTTTTCGTATGCTGGGCCGTGCCGTAGCCATCACTCGTGCGGCCTCCGTAGGCCCATAGCCAGCAGCCGCTGTTGGCATCCGGTTCAACGCGAGCCAGGAATTGCGCCGGGGTCATTTCGCATCATCCTTGAAATGTCGTTCGGCCAGCGACCTGAGGGCGAAGTAGGCGACCAACAGACCAACCGTGATCATGAGGCCGATGATGGTGTCGGTGTCGGGGGTCATGCGGGGGCTCCCGCGAGGCCGCAAAAGCCATGAACTGGCGTGCTGGAGCGCCCCGTCACGAAACGTGCGCCCAGCGTTTGCGGCGGATGATCAGGGCGATCAGGTCTAGGCTTACCCCGAACCGATGCGCGAGGGCGCGCCCTCCATAAGCGCTTCTGCCGCGAACATAGGTTGCCCGGATCGTCCGAACGTCGGCCTCGGTGAGTTTAGAGCATCCGTGGGCCTCGCCCTTGGCTTGCCGCCCACGCTCCATCATGTCGCGCACATTGTCGGCCTGCGTGCCGGCCTCCAGGTGAGCGGGGTTTACGCAAAGAGACGTGTCGCATCGGTGCCGAACGACGAGCCCATCGGCTGATCCAGCGCCGTTCTCGTCCTCGTAGGCTTCCCGGTGCGCGAGCCGCGCCTCCCCGCGCACCCGGACATTGCCGTAGCCATTGCCGAACCTCGCCGCACTCCATAGCCAACAACCGCTTGGGGCGCCGAGTTCGATCTTGTCGTGGTGTTTTTCAAAGAAACCCATCATGCCGCTCCCGGGATGGCGAGATCGGGGCTCCCCGTAGGAAGGCCCCTAGCCCGGCGGATGTCGTCGTTCCGGCGTTCGGCCCGTTCCGCGTCACGCAGGGCGATGCGCTCGGCATTGACCGCAGCGGCCTTCTGGCGGCGCAGGGCCGTCTCCATTGTCTGAGCGAGGCGGCGAAGGCGGATAGACGCGCGAAGGCCTTGCTCGATAGCTGCGATGGTCGCGGTATCACCTGCCAGAGCGAGGTTGATGCGCCCGGCCTCGGTGATGACTTCGAACGCAAGGCGCTTGTCTTCGGCTGGGATTGCGTGGCGGTCAGTCATTGGTCTTCCTCCGTTCCGGCAAAAAACAGCACGCGGCGCCAGTAGTTGATTTCCTCGCGGGCGTCTTCCAGCTCTGCCTGTGTCGTGGCGGCGCGAAGGTCGGCCTTCGCTTCTTCCAGCCGGTCGGCGGCTTCCATGCAATCGGCGCGGGTCATAGGTTCAGCCTCCAAAGGCCAGGATCAGAAGAAACGGCAGCACGACACACCAAAGCAGTGCGGCGAGCGCGTAGCGGATGAGAGCGAGCGGGGTCATGCGTCACCGCCTGCCGTGACTTCATCGACGAGTTGCCACCGGTCCCCTAGTTGGGCCGAGCGCTTGCCGGTCTTGCCGCTGGCGAGGAGCAGTCGGACGAAGCCCTGACCGGGCGTGATATACATATAGCCCGGCCCGGTATCGACGCCGTGGCGGTAGGTCTCGACGATGCCGTCATACCGCTTCGTCGAGGTCGCACGGCCGGAGAAGCGGCTATATATCGTCTCGATCCAAAACACCCGCTTGCCTGTCCACGGGTGGTCAGGAGTGGCGGCGTACTGCGCTTGCCGGTAGGCGTGGGCGGCGAGGCCGGCGGCAGTCTCGGCTTCGGACACCACGGGCGCCCACCGATCCTTGACCGCATTGACCTCGGCATCGCGTGCCGCTTTACGGGCGCGCACCTGGGCTTCGGCCTCGGAAAGTGCGGCTTTTGTGATTTCGAGTTCAGTCACATCATCACCAAAATCATGAGGGGCAGGACCATCAACCAAAGGGCTGCGGCGGTGAGGTAGCGGGCGGCGTTCATGCCACTTGCTCCCGAATGAGGAAGATTCCGCACGCGGCCTGACGCCAACGCACCGTGTCGGTCAGCGCCTCGTCGGCTTCGGCCCACAAGGTGCAGAGCCGGTCCCGCTGGCGCCCCGAGGTTTCGCGGGCCATCGTCCAGAGCGCCCGGCGAAGGTCGCGCAGGGTGGTCAGGCTGATAGGCCGGATGCGTCCGGTGTGGTCCCTAAACACGGGCTCCCCGGCGCAGTGCCAGAGCACGCGGAATTGGGTGGCCCCAGCCTGGAGGGCACAGGCTGGGGCCGTTTCCACCGCGCTACAGCCTGTCCGGTTAGCAGGACTGGTCGCGGTGAATGTGTGGGGGGCGCTCATCAAAACCCGCCTTCGCGCGAACGCTCATAGGCGAGGTCGACCAGATCGTCGGAGCGGTTCTCGTCGGCAAACGCAGCACTGATGGCGCTCTCAGCGTCCGGGCCGAAGTGATGGCTGATCAGTTCGGCCAGCTCGGTCGGCAGATAGGAAGGGGTCATGGTGTGAACCCGCTTGGCGCCGTCGTATCCAGTGACGGCGCGAACGTCCACAATGTCAAAACCCCACTGGTCGCGGGTCGCCTCGACGGTGACCTCAAGTTCAACAAGGATGGTGGCGGTGATCGGGCGGGACATTTGCTCTCCGGCGGGTTCGTTTTGCTGTCACCATATGACGCCCTGAAAATCGCCCCGTCAAGCTAACATTTTCAGGGTGACAACATTTCGGCCCTGTGCAATGGTGTCGCCATGAACGCGAAAACCCTTCTCGATGAGCTTGGCGCTTACGGCGTCGTCGCCCAAAAGATCGGCGTCAAGCCGGGCGTCGTCGCTACCTGGCGCTCCCGCAACGCTATCCCCCGGACGGCGTGGCCCGATCTCATGGCGGCGTTTCCTCGCAAAGCCACTTTGGCGCGGCTCAAGCAAACCGAGCCCGCCTGACACCATTCGCGGCGCCCGTTCCTCCCCCGGAGGCGCTAGCGAAGGGGCCGGTCAGCGCGCAACTGACCGGCCCCACGAGGGGGAGGCAATGGGAGGATACATGTTCAATCTGTTCAAGAAATACCGCATTGCCAAGCTGGTTCGCGCCAGATCACGCGCCTTCCTCGCCCATCGTGACGCGATGAACCGGGGAGACACTCGGGAAATTCATCACACGCGGGCGGCGCTGATTACGGCAACGAACGCCATTCTGCGGGCGGAGATGGGGCGTTGAGCGGGCGCACCGTTGCTGAATGGATTGGATCTAGTCCAGACGCGAAAGTCCCCGCTCGGGTTCGCCTTCGCATCTGGGAACGTGAAGGTGGCCGCTGTCACCTCACGGGCCGCAAGATCATGGCTGGGGACCAGTGGGACCTGGATCACCGACAAGCCCTCTGCAACGGCGGCGCGCACGCTGAAAGCAACCTGTTCCCGGCTTTGCGCGACAAGCACCGGGAGAAGACGGCGGCTGACGTTGCCGAACGGGCGAAGACCGACCGCATCCGTAAAAAACACCTTGGCATTGCGCCAGCTTCGACGCGCAAACTGCAAAGCCGGGGTTTTCAGAAAAGGTGGGGAGCCTGATGGCCTTTGAATGGACAGACGACATTGTGCGCGAAAGCGTCCAGTGGTGGATTGAAGGCAAGTCGGGAACTGACATTGCCGACCTGTTGAGCCTTCGTGGCCCGACCGTCACCCGTTCCGCCGTGCTGGGCAAGCTGCACCGTATCGGGGCCATGAAGCCCGACGCCACCCGCCGCAAGGCGACACCGCCGCAGACTAACAACGCGGTGAAGGTGGCGAAGGTTCCCAAGCCTGAAAAGCCTATCCTCGCCCCGTCCTATGCGCGGGGGTTTAAACGCCCCAAGCTAAAGCTCGTTGTGGCCGGCAACGGCGCCCTTTTGGTCATCCCTCCCCCCGTCCATGAGCCCCGCGCCTATGGCCGTGAGGTAGACGCCTCTGTGGCAATCGCGCCCCGTGTGTGGACCTCGCGCAAGTTTGGCGAGTGCGCGTTCCCGGTGGATGGCGATGGCGCCGATACGCGCTCCTGCTGCAACCCGACCAAGGGCGCGACCTACTGCACAACGCACGCCCGCGTAATGCGCGGCGACATGCCGAAAAGCTGGGCCGGATACTCGCAACCCAACTTCGCACGGAAGGTGGCGTGATGAGGTTTGAGCCCTCCAGCGTCGGCCCGTGGTCGTCAGAGGAACTCGGCGTTTTGCGCTCTCGCGTCCACCAGGGCGGACACCGTAAGACGGTTTGCGCGGATGTAGCAAAGTCCATCGGACGTTCGGAGAAGGCCGTCCACGCGAAGATGTATGTTGAGGGTTTGGTCGCCAGCGGCCCCGGCTTGGTCACGCGCAAGATCGTCAGCGACGGCCAATCCCGCGACGGGTGCGCGCCCTTTGATCTTGGGGCCGGTGATGCGCTCTACATCGCCGTGTGCCTCCGCATGGGCGGGTTTGCCTCGTCCGTTCGCCTGAATGATGGCCGGGTGATTTTCGGGCATCGCGGCAAGGCGTGGGTGCAGCCATGAGCGAGCCCATTCCTCTCGCCGCTCTTGCGGTGTCTGACGCCATCCTGAACGCTGAAAGCGACGGCGAGCGCATCCAGATTGCCGCCGGCATGCTGGCCTATTCCTTGGGGGCTCTGATCGCCTTGGTCGGAGTCCAGAAGGCCAGCGAGATTGCCTATCGCCACGCTGACGCAGCGGTGAACCTGAAATGATCCACTCTATCGAAGCTGAGATTGCGCTGATTGGGTCGGCCTTGGCATCGCCAGACGATTGCACCGACGCGCTTGAGCGCGTGCGCCCCGAACATTTCTTTGACGGCGTGCATGGGCTGGTCTGGTCCGAAGTTCAGAAGCAGATGCGCGCTGGTCGTGCCGACGTTCTGACGGTTTCGGCGGCGCTTTCCGGGGACGCCGGGTTCACCCAGATGGGCGGGCAGGAATGGCTCGCCGATGTATGGGACCGCGCTTCCCCGTGGGCTGTTGAGAGTTACACGGCTATTGTGCTGGACCGTGCCGCCCGGCGTGAGATTTCACGGCTGACGGAGGAAGTCAGCAAGGCCGCGCACAAGGTCGGCGAAACGACCTCTGACGAGGTTCTCGCGCACCTTGAACGGGGAGCCGCTGAAATCGCCCGTGACGGCGTTTCGCGGGAGGCATGGAAGCCTCTGGCCTTCGTGGCGCAGGAGGCTATCCAGACGGCCCGTGAGCGGCGCGGAATGCCCGGCGTGGGTATAGGGCTCCAAGAGGTTGACCGGATCACTGGCGGGCTCCGCAACGGCCAACTGACGCTCCTCGCCGGTCGCCCTGGCATGGGGAAGTCCAGCGCCGCGCTGTCCATCGCCAAGAATGTTGCGATGCAGGGCAAGGGCGTTGCGTTCTTCTCCCTCGAAATGACCGAGCCTGAGCTTGGCCTTCGGATGGCGTGCGATGTCGCGTTTAACTTGATGGAGCCGCAATACAGCGGGCAGGATTCCAACCCGTCCTATTCCAAAGCCGAATGGGGCTCGCTGGATGAAGGCCAATGGGAGCGGCTGCAACGGGCCAACAAGGCAATGGCATCGTGGCCTGTCATGTTTGACGCTCGCCCGGCCCTGAGTGTCGCGCAAGTCTCGTCAGCGGCCCGCCGGATCGTCCGCAACTGGCGCAAGGCTGGGATAGAGCCCGGCTGCATCATCGTGGATCACCTGGGCCTGCTGCGGCCCGAGCGGAACATGAATAACAAGGTTGCCGAGATCGGCGAGATCAGCGGCGCCCTGCGGGAGATGGCGAAGGCGCTGGAAGTCCCCGTTATTGCCCTCTGCCAGCTTTCACGCGACGTTGAGAAGCGCGAGGGGAAGGACCGCCGCCCCGGCCTGTCAGACCTCCGCTGGGCCGGTGAACTGGAACAAGACGCTCATGTGGTGATGTTCCTGTATCGCCCGGAATATTACATCAAAGAGCCTGTTAAGACCGGCGACGAGATTGCCGACGACACGGCCTATGGTCGCTACCTGAAGGCCCTGAGCGAGCATAAAAACCGCCTCTGGTGGATCATCGCCAAAAACCGCCAAGGCCCTACAGCGGACGCTGAGACGTTCTGCCGTATCGAGTGCAGCGCCATCCGTGATCTGCCGAGGGCCGCATGAACGTCGAAGCCCTGAAGAGAATGCGCGAGATGGGTCTGACGTTCGACCAGGCAATTGAGCTTGTCGAGATGATGGCGACCAATGGACGGAGCAAGGGCGCCGAGCGTCAGGCCCGATACAGGGCCAAAAAAAGAACGAGCGTCACTAGTGACGTAACGGGTGACGATAACAGTGACGCTTCACCTCCCCTTTCCTCTCTTTCCCTTTCCCCCACACCCCCTAACCAAAACTCTCCTATCCCCTCACCCCCCTATAGTCCCCCCGCTCCCCGGAAGCCGTCGAAGGCTGACCTCGACGCAATCTGGGCAATTACCCCCGCAATCGGCAGGCAGCGTTCAGGCCGTGGGGATTTGGAGCGGTCGTTGACGGCGGCGATGCGGCGGGGAGCAAACCCGGCTGACGTTCTGGCCGGGATCAGGGCGGCCTATGCCTCGCCGAGCTATTCCGGCGACATGGCGAAAGGCGTTCACCGGCTGATCGAGGGCGACCGTTGGCAGAGCTTCGTCGATGACGATGTGGGGCCGGATTGGGAAGCCCTGGTGGGCCTCTGGCGGCAAACAGGCCGCTGGGCAAGCGCACTAGGCCCGCCACCCGATCACCCAGAAACCCAAGTCCCCCAACAACTGAGAGCAGCATAAATTGGCCTACGAACAGAAGCCCGGCGACCTCGCCATCTTCCGCGAAAAAGACAAACGCAACGACAAGGCCCCTGATTGGAAGGGAACCCTGATTACGCGAAGCGGCGAGAAGCTGGCGGTGGCCCTCTGGATCAAGTCCGACACGATGCTCGCGGGCAAGGTCGAAGAGCCCCGCCAGCGGACGGACACGGGTTCGGAAACCCGCACCCAGCCGCCCGAGCAGCCCCGCGCGTTTGACGCCGACCTCAACGACGAAATCCCGTTTTAGGACCGCGCCGCATGACAGACCGCCTCCTCTACACCCTACGCCACGCCCTCCGCCTCAAGTTTGGCCTATGGCCGACAGACGCTGAGTTTCAGGCGTTCGTCGAATACCTGGCGTCTCAGAAAATCACGATTGAGGAGATGGGCGAGTGAACCTCGTTTCAGACTTCCCGATCACCTACTGCCTTGTCAGGGATGAGTTCCTGCACGACCAGGACCCGGACCACATCGGCAATTACACGGAAGCCGCAATCATCGGCGTGGTCGCGCTCGAAGGCCGGGCGCCACTCTTCACGGTCATGCTCCGCAACGGCGCGCTATGGGCAAGGCTCCCGCTGCACTCGCTGACGTTCAAGCCCGGCGAGCCCCTTCCCCTCTCAACCCTTTGCCTTTGGGACAGTCTGTCCTACGATGTGACCGTGCATCAATACGCATTCCTCGAAACCCTGCGAGCTGATGTGTTCTGTTCAGACGGCCAAACCAGATCCGGCGCCTATCTCGCAACGCTCGACTGGTGCAAGTCCGACTATTCCGAGATGCCCGATCAACACAAACAGCATCACCTGATCCAACTGGATAGCGGACACATCGCCGCTTACCCAGGCAACCGCCTCCGCTGGCATGAGCCTAGCTGGATCAAACCCTTCACCGAAAAGCCCGCCTACCGCGTCAACACACACGAATGGACGGCAGAGCGCGAACGGGCGCTAATCGACGCTGAGCGGTGGGCGTATGAGCAGGAAGCAAGCGCATGACCTGGTTTGTTGCCTCCTGCGCTCCCCGCCAAGAGATGCGCGCCGTGGCCCGTCTCGCCGAACATGGCATTGAGGCCTATGTGCCCGTAGAGCGCCACCTTCGCTCACACGCCCGCGTCAAGGATACGGTGGATCGCCCGATCTTCCCCCGCTACCTGTTTGCCAAGCTCCCGGAAGATGCGGACCTCGCATGGTTTTGCTGGAAGGTGCGAGGGACTGAGGGCGTTGAATCCATCCTGACCGTCTGCGGTTCCCGCATGGGCAGGCCCCAGCCTATCCCGTTCGAGTGGGTCCACGAGATGCGCGAACGCGAGCGCGCCGGCCACTTTGACCACACGAAAGGCAAGGGCCTGGACCTCAACGCAAACGACCCGGTTCTGATTATCGGAGGCCCCTTTGCCGGTCAGCTTGCCACCATCATGGAAGCAAAGCCGGGAGCAAAGCGCGTCCGGGTCTTCCTCAAGGCGCTGGGAAGGCTGACAGGAGGCCCGATGCAGATCGCGGCAACGGACGTTCAGAAACAGAATGTTGCGGCCTGACAAGCCTCGTGATACCAAATGGAGCAATGATGCTTCGCATCTGGGGCCAACGGCGCACCAAGCGGCAACGCACGCCAGAACCCGGTGACGGCAAAGCCGCTTCACCACGTTAGCGCAAGCGTCTCTAAATTCACCATTCAGGCCCGGCACGGCCTCACCCACGCCAAGCGCATACATGACCGCTGACCGTGGCCTGAACCCAATCCGTCAGGAAGCCGAAAAGGTCTGACACCCGTGTCTGATGATACAGGCGAAAAACAGACGCCCGAGCATCTGTTCAAACCCGGCCAATCTGGAAACCCAACCGGAAGGCCAAAGGGCGCCAGGAACAAACTTGGCGAGGCGTTCGTTTCCGCCTTGCACGACGACTTCGCGGAACACGGCGTTGCCGCGCTGGCAAAGGTCCGCGAGGAAGATCCGGCGGCTTACATGCGGGTCATCGCTGGCCTGCTTCCCAAAGAGTTCAAGATAGAAACCACGAGCGACCTGACCGATGAGCAGCTTGACGCTCGCATCCGCACCCTCGCCAGTGTCATTGGACTTCAAGTCGGAGCTGGTGTCGCTGCTGGAGGAGCGGGCGAAGCGGGCGAGGCGCAATCGTCTCAAGACTTATCGGCCATACACTAAGCAGCGAGAGTTCCACGAGGCTGGCGCGGATCACCGCGAGCGGCTTCTGATGGCGGGCAATCAGCTAGGCAAGACGTTCTCCGGCGCCGCTGAGGTGTCGTTTCACCTGACGGGCCTTTATCCCGACTGGTGGCTTGGCCGGCGCTTTGACAAGCCGACGCGCTGGTGGGCCGGGTCCAAAACCGGCGAGGTCACGCGCGATGGTGTGCAGCGCCTTCTGGTCGGTGAGCCGAAGGATCGGGCCAAGTGGGGCGAGGGGTTTATTCCCGGCGACCTGCTGGTGGACTGGTCCATGCGTCAGGGTGTTCCCGACGCGCTCGATAGCGTGCTGGTCAAGCATGTAAGCGGCGAGACGGCCACGCTCGGGTTCAAGTCATACGACCAGGGTCGCGAGAAGTGGCAGGGCGAGACGCTGGACGGCGTGTGGTTCGACGAGGAGCCGCCGCAGGATATCTACATGGAAGGCCTGACGCGGACCAATGCGACGGGTGGGATGGTGTTCCTGACGTTCACGCCGCTGCTGGGTATGTCGGACGTGGTGAGCATGTTCCTGATCGCGGAGGCTGACCAATGAGCCGCCACGTAACGACCATGACGATCGACGACGCGGAGCATTACACGCCGCAACAGCGCGCGGAGATCATCGCCAGCTATCCGCCACATGAGCGGGAGGCGCGGACCAAGGGCGTTCCCATCATGGGGTCTGGTCGCGTGTTCCCGGTGACGGAAGAGAGCATTATTGTTGAGCCGTTTGCGATCCCGAAACACTGGGCGCAAATCAACGGCCTGGACTTCGGCTGGGATCACCCATTCGCCTGCGTCGGGCTGGCATGGGACAAGGATGCGGACTGCATCTACGTGACGCGGGAATATGCCGCGAGGGAATCCACGCCGATCATTCACGCGGCGGCGGTCAAGCCTTGGGGGCATTGGATACCGTGCGCGTGGCCCCATGACGGGCTCCAACATGACAAGGGCTCGGGCGAGCAACTGGCCGAACAGTATCGTCAGCAGGGCCTGGAGATGCTGCACGAGAAAGCCACGTTTGAGGACGGGTCCAACGGCGTTGAGGCTGGCGTCTCCGAAATGCTCACACGCATGGAGACGGGGCGATGGAAGGTGTTTCGCACCTGTGTCGGCTGGATCGGTGAGTTTCGGCTGTATCACCGGGAGAAGGGCTTGATCGTGAAGGTCAAGGACGACCGGATTTCAGCGTCTCGATACGGAATGATGATGCGCCGCATGGCGAGAACAGGTCCGCGTGTAGAGCGCGATATGAGGCCCCGCCCGCAAGGCGCCGGCGGATGGATGGGCGGATGAGCGACGACAAGAGCGAAGGCATCCTGCATGAAGCGCGCGAGGCGTATCAGCTTGCGCAGGAAGTCGAACAGCAGAACCGCGAGGCCTATAAGGACGACGTTCGCTTTGCCCGTCTGGGCGAGCAATGGGACGAGAGCGTCCGGAAGCAGCGCGAGGATGACCAGCGCCCCTGCCTGACGATCAACAAGCTCCCGGCGTTCATTCGCCAGGTGGTGAACGACGCCCGGCAAAACAAACCCTCGATCAAGGTTCACCCGGCGGATAGCAAAGCGGACGTGAAGATCGCGGACATCTACTCCGGCCTGATCCGCAACATCGAATACACCTCGGACGCAGACGTTGCCTATGACACGGCGCTCGAGTGCGCGGTGACGGGTGGCTTCGGCTATTTCAAGATCAATACGAGATACGCCACGGACGACACGTTCGAGCAGGACATCGTGATTGAGCGCATCGCCAACCCGCTGGCGGTGTTCGGTGATCCGTTCTCGACGACGGCTGATAGCTCTGACTGGAACGTCGCCCTGGTCGTGGATTTCGTCTCCAAGGACGCTTACGAGAAGGAATACAAGGGCGAGCCGATCAACTGGAACGACGACCCCTATCTGGGCCTTGCAGATCCGTGGATGACGGACGAGGGTGTTCTGATTGCGGAATACTGGGTCCGGGAGAAGGTCAAGCGGACGATCCTGCTTCTGTCGAATGGTGAGGTCATCGACCGGGAGCAATACCAGGCCAACATTGATCTATTCGAGGCGAACGGCGTTGGCCCGGTGGGCGAGCCTCGGGAGACGGAAAGCTACAGCGTCAAGCAACACATCCTGTCAGGCGCCGAAGTGCTGAAAACCGTGGACTGGCCGGGCAAATACATCCCCATCGTGCCGGTCTATGGCGAGGAAGTGAACTATGAGGGCCGGCGCATCTGGCGCTCGCTGATCCGTGACGCCAAAGACAGTCAGCGGATGTATAACTACTGGCGGACGATGGCGACCGAACTTGTCGCATTGGCCCCCAAGGCTCCCTTTATCGGCCCGCGTGGCGCGTTCGAGACGGACGGCGCGAAGTGGGAAACCGCCAACCTGATGAGCCACGCCTACATTGAGTATGACGGCTCAACGCCTCCTCAACGGCAACAGTTCGCAGGCATCCCGGCTGGGGCGCTTCAAGAGGCGCTGTCTACGTCCGACGAGATGAAGGCAATCATGGGGATGTATGACGCATCCTTGGGGGCCAGGTCGAACGAGACGAGCGGGCGCGCAATCATGGCCCGTCAGCGGGAGGGGGACGTTTCGACGTTCCACTTCATCGACAACCTGACGCGGGCCATTCGCCACGCCGGGCGGGTGTTGATTGACCTGATCCCGCACGTCTATTCGACTGAGCGGATCATTCGGGTTCTGGGTCCGGACGCGCAACCGGCAACGGTGGCGGTCAACACGCAACAGCCGGTTCCCGTGGTCGGGCCTGATGGTCAGCCCCAAACCGACGACAACGGCCAACCGCTGATGTTCGTCTACGAGCTTGGCCTTGGGAAATACGACCTCATCGTCAACGCCGGGCCTTCGTTCACGTCACGCCGCGAGGAAGCGGCTACGCAGATGACGGAACTCATCCGGGCGTTCCCGCCCGCTGCGGGTGTTCTCGGGGATCTGGTCGCAAAGAACATGGACTGGCCGGAACACGAGGAGGTCGCCAAGCGGCTGGCCTCGCTTAACCCTGCCAATCAACAGCAGGCCGGGGGCATCCCTCCCCAGGTGCAGGAGCAAATTCAGCAGGGCATGACGCAGATTGCCCAGCTCACCGCTGAAAACCAGTCAATGAAGGCTGACACTTCGTTAAAGGTGATGGACCTCAAGATCAAAGAGCAGGAAGCGCAGATCAAGGCGTTTGAGGCTCAAACCGACCGCATGAAGGTCGAGAACGAACTTCGCCAGTCCCTCGGGGCTGCGATGCCGGGCCAAGCACAGGGCAGCCCGAACTAAACCCCCAAGGGACACATGGAAGATATCGAGACCAATCCGGACGCTGATGCGCCGGAAGTCGAAGACGTGCAGGACGATCTGGTCACGGATGACGCGGATTTGGACGGGGATGACCCGGACGAGGAAGCGGAGGAAGAAACCGACGAGGTTGACCTTGACGGGAAGAAATACCGCATCCCGAAGGCGCTCAAAGCGCAACTGATGATGCAGGCGGACTACACCCGCAAGACGCAGGAATTGGCCGAAAACCGCCGCGAACTGGAACAACGTGCGGTCCAGCAATCGCAGGCAAATGACGCGGTTATCAAGGCTCACGCCAAGGCGGTGAACCTCGATGAGCGACTGGCCGAATACGAGACTATCGACTGGGATGCGTGGGAAAGCCGCGTGGTCCAGTTTCGCAATCTCGGAAGGATGGACGAGGCGCAAGCCGACGCAGACGCGTTGCAGGCGGCGTTTCGCACCCATCAACGCACGAAGGAAGCCCGCGCCGAGGCTGATCGCGAGATTGAACAGGCGAAGCAGACAGCAGCCATCGAGACGCAGCGCACCCGCGCCAGGCAGAACGAAGAAGGCGCCGCGTATCTGCAAAAGCATAACATCCCGCTCACTCCGGAAGTCGCCGACACGCTGGTGAAGTTTGGAACGCGGTTCGATTACAGCGAGGCAGAGCTTCGCCAGATCACGGACCCGCGTTTTATCCGCGCCATGCACCGGCTGCACGAACTGGAAGGGGCGGCGGCTACGCAACGCGTCGTTTCAAGCCACCTGAAAGCGCAGCAAATCCAGCCCGCCGCCAAGGTCAGGGGATCAAACCCCACGCCCCCGGTCGGCCTGTCTGACAAGCTGAGCGATGACGAGTGGATGAAGCGGCGGAACGCCCAGGTAGCGAAATCGCGCCGGGGCTAACCCCTTCTCTGAAAGTCCATTGCCATGAGCAATACGATCCTTACCCCAACGGCTGTGACGCGCGAGGCGCTTCGCATCCTTCACCAAAAGCTGAACTTCGTCGGCTCCATCGACCGTCAGTATGACGACAGTTTCGCCAAGTCGGGCGCCAAGATCGGCGACAGCCTCAAGATCCGGCTTCCCAACCAATACACCGTCCGCACCGGCAAGACGATCCAGGCGCAGGACACGACCGAATCCAGCGTCACGCTGCAAGTCGCCACCCAAAAGGGTGTCGATGTAAACTTCTCCAGCGCCGAACTCACCCTGTCGCTGGACGACTTCTCCAAGCGCGTTCTGGAACCGGCCATGTCGGTTCTCGCGGCCAACATCGAATCTGACGCCCTGTCCATGCGTCTGGATGTTGCCAATCAGGTCAACAACCAGGGCTCGGCGGCTACGCTGTCCAAGCTGCTGGCTGGCCGGAAAATCCTGAACGACACCCTGACGCCGCTGGACAACCGCACCGCCCTGCTGAACACGCAGG